GATAGGTACTCCTTTTTAACAATTCCCTTATCTTTGTCTTTATTATACATCGTATTCGATGTATTTGCAAGTATTTTTTTTTAAATTCTTACAACAAAAAAAAGACCTTACCAGGACATATTCCCAGTAAGGTCTTTTACATTATTAGTCAATCCATGAGTCCACCTGCTCATGCTCAGGAGATGTGTGGATCACCTCGCTATCCGCGTATCGCAATTCCGATTGTCGCACCCGCTCCCAGTATTTGGGATAGGTTGCGTTGCATTCGTAGTCGCTTGATTGTTTTCTTGTCGTTCTCTATTTTGTTCTTCAATTCGTCTATAGAGCTCGACATTTCTGACAAGGTAACTTCTTGCTTCACTAAGTCCGCTTTGGCTTTGTCCAATTCGGTCGTTAATTTGTCGATTGTATTGTGTGCTTCGTTCAATTCTTCCTTTTGCTTCACGGCTATAGTCTGCGCTTCTGTCAATGGAACGCTGGATGCTTCGATTGAGTTCAAGGCTTTCTCGTTGTTGCTTTTCAATTCGTTCCACTGACTCACGGGCACGCTGATAGTCGGTTCCGCTTGGTTGGTAGAATATGTATCCGATGCAAAGGCAGGCGAGGATCCCAATACCACCGATAATAATATAGCGGTAAGTAGGGTTATTAAATAGTATTTTGATTTTGTCATACATTATTCTCCTCCTATAAAGTCCGTAATGCCCCTTGCTATAGCACGCACTATAGTATCAAGGTCATTGTTAAGTAGTGCTAGGTCTTCATCATTATCGATAAAGGCCATTTCTACCAACACAGCTGTTGCATCCGTGCCGTTTAATACCCATAAATCTTGCCGTTCTTTCACACCACGATCAACCGTATTAATACTACGGATGATTTGCGATTGGATATCGTTCGCTAGACGTTGGCCATTGAAAGACTTGTACAAAGTTTCAGTGCCACGTGCCTGTGTATTAAATGCGTTACAGTGGAGTGATACAAATATATCTGCTCCCCATTCGTTAGACGTTTCACACACAAGACCTAAGTCATCATTCTGTAAAGTTCTAACTTCACATCCTGCCGTTTGTAAATAACAAGCCAATAACTTACCCGCATCACGAGCAACGTCGCATTCACGACGTCCTGTGTTAGGATTTACTGCTCCAGAGTCCAGGTCAATATCATGACCTGGATTTATAAATATTTTCATCATTATTACTACCTCCTTCTAATTTATCAGGGACACCATTATTGTTCCTATCCAACCAAAGCCCTAGGAAGCCTACTACGGCTGTCAATACACTAGGAATGAATATGTGGTCAATAATATTGAGCCCAACATCAATCAGCTTATTAGTTTCACTTGATACATAGCCCCTAGCAAATGCCATAACATACTCTGTTATGACTAGCCAAATAGGAATTAGCATAACAAGTACTAGAATCCGTGTCGCTAGTACTCCAGTAGGTCTAATGTTAGCAACACGAACAGCACCGTATGCTGATTTCAGTCGGTTCATGATTTGATATTTCATTATCAGTCCCCTCCTATATCGTCCGTGTTAAGAGTGATACTTCTTCCTATTGGCATATTGTTTAGAACTTGGATATGCATCAGTTCAGTACTCAGACTCTGAACTGTAGTTTCGAGGTTATTGAGCCTGTGAAACTTCGCAGCATCTCGTTCTTCCAGCTTGACCAATTGCTTTAGTATTTCCTGATTGCTTTTTGTTAAATCAGCGATACTGTTGATAGCGTCGGATAACTTATCGTCATAGTCCTTACGCTGCTTATCCATACGCCGCGCCAAATGATCATCTAATTCTTGCTTAACCGCAACTAGCGAGGTATGCTCCAAGAACCACACCATCGCACGAAACGAACCCCGAAGGGCGGCCCAGATGACCCCCAAGAGGGTCACCCAAAAGCCAATATCCGCAAAATATGGAGGTATTCCGAAGTCCATTAGCAATAATCTAATTTCGTCCATTTAGGCCTCCGTTTTCTCCCATTTCTCGTTATAAATATTCCATTTCTTGCTGTGATCTGGATTGTAGACCTCTAATGAAATTTTCTGCATCATGACATCTCGTGGCGGGTGAGATTCTTCACTAACAGTTATTACATTAACCTTAATAAGGTCATTAGATTTTAAATTAAGGTTATCATCTGCCCATACAAATGCAGGGATATTGATTACTGCAAGAGAACTGTTAGCGAAAGCATCTCTATCAATATCAATGGCCTTTGGCAAATTAATAATGTTGTGCTCGGTTCCTGCGAATGCTAATGCACCGACTTTAACAACGTTCGGACATGTAAGTTCACCCTCTAGGTCGCTACGGCCGTAGAACTGCTTCGGCATAATCTCTGTAGCCGTTTCCGGATTGAATTCAATAAGACCTTTGATTTTAACAGTGTCAACGACATGATCGATTAAGTTAAGATATTCAAGATAAATATCATCTGCGCCATAAGGCTGAATTCTAATAGTTGCACTTCCAGATTGAATTTCAACAGCTTCTGTACTGCCACTCACTCGAACTTTAAAGCCATCTTGCCCAGATACACGAACTTCTGTATCCCCTTTTCTTGGTTCATTAAATGTAAGTGGCGCATAAGGTTGCTCCGCCAACGCGTGAACAATAGCAGTTAATATCGCTTCAAGGGTACCACTATTAATAAGAATGTTCTTACCTTGAAGTGCTGAAGCAACGCCTGATAAGTTAGGCATCTTCACTTTTAAGGATTCCAACCACTCCTCCTCGGTTCCTACGAATCCATGTGCTAAAGCGATTTCATAAGCACTTTTCCCATTATCGCCTACCAAGGTTGCTTTTACTTCCGCCTCTACTTTAATCGGACTTTCAATTCTTACTGGTAAAGCTTCGTTTTGCATAATACATTCCTCCTCTAATCATGCATGGCCACATCCTGAATTATGTTGACTACCCCCATACCCAGTTTGTAATATCGGCTAGGCTCCGATTCCTTATATGCAAAAGCATCATACACATGCTCACCAAAGGACTTAATTTCTAGGGTATCCTTTCCGGGAATATTGAATGTCGCAATCTTCCCAGATGCTACCCCTTGCACTTTAATAACAAGCGGACCACTTGCTCGCTTTCGTATGGCGAATACTGACTTAAACCCGGTCAAATCCACATTGTCATCTTGGACTGCGTAAACTATCCCGAAATCCTCGCCAATATTGAGGTCTATATCTTTTACATTCATTACTTATCATCCCCCTTAATTGAATGGAATCATACCTTGTTTGTCGTACCCGGTCACATCGACTACCAAATACTGAGATGTAGTTTTACCCGAGCAACCTACAGGATACGTGGTGACAGTATTCCAATCAATGAACTGATACGATTTCAGCGATACGGTACTCTCATCGTGAAATCTGAACGTTTGCCACACTCGCCCCGTGTGTGACTTTTTATCTCCATTATTGATATTTGGCCCCCAAACGGATACATCGATTACGGACATGGGTATAATTGCAACCTTGACGCCATATGACTTTGGGTCACGGGCCATGTTTGTAAAAGTATCCGGAACGTAGTTTGATAACTGGTTATACCAATCGTGCGCATAGTGATCAATTACACGTAGGTACCTGATGCGGCTATCATATATCACATCGTTCTGCAGATTGTAATCTGTTGCCCAAGACGCTTTATAATATTTGTGACGACCAAGAACTTGCAATGCCGTATTAGGCTTACTACTTCCTACCTTATCAACAAATCGAATACGAGGCGTGTCTGCATTAGCCGTAACATCCTCAAAATAACCGAAGCAGTAGAACTTGATGCCAGCTTTTACTTCATCAACCATTGCTTGCGTTACCTTTTCGCCTGGCTTAATTACATCCACTACCAGCACCATTAATCGCTCACGACGTTTATGGATCCACTGAGATGCGAATTCATATCCTTGTGGAACTGATACTGCTATAAGAGGTGCGTCACCATGATATGCGTAATTAGTGGCATAAAAGACCTGGATTACATTAGCCTCCCCCGCAATATATCCGTATTGGTATTTACTTGTAGGAACCAGCATAGGTACGTAAGCTACAGGTTTGAGCGGGATTTGAACCGTTGGCGTTATCCCCCTCATTGCCCCGGTGTAGAGAACTGCATCTTTTTGTTTAGGAAAGCTAAGATATACTAGATTGTCATAGGTATCGTTTATAATCGTGACACCTTCTTTATTCTGGATGTTAATAAATTCCATACGCCAGCCACCCTTCATACGTGAGAGCCTTAAATTGACGATTGATATTATATTCATCCTGGGACACTGCAAAATAATATGTTATGATATTGCCCCTAACCTCTGCTACTAAGTACTGTCCCATGGCTGCGGCCCAGACATGCTGCCCAGGCTGCAATCCATTCACAGTAATTTGTTGGTGTCGATTTGGGATGTCTGATACATACATCCGCCCCTCGATACGTGTGAGTCTTTCCTTGAGATTTAGTATGATATTGCCGTTAGCATCATAAGCTAATACATGCGGTTCCATAATACCTCCTACCAGCACCCAAGTTTAATCCGAGGGTTGTTATCATCATCAAAGCCTGTAATAAGATTATCTTGAATCTCAACGCGAGCGCCGGTCTCTTTCGAACGAAGTAACCCGATTGTACCGGACACCGCCGATAAACTATCAACATGTAATTTGTCGGCAGTAACTGCGTTAGCCTGAATCATCTTATTAACAATGACGTTATCATCGAACTTAGTCGCTCCAGTGATGTGAATCAATTTCCCCGCAATGTATACACCGGACTGACTGAGGTTAATGCGAGACACCAACTCACCACCATCAATCTCGCCAATACTTTTTTTAACTTGTAAATCGATGCTACCAGCTAACTCAGTAATGCGAGATTCCGTATGTGACGCCAAATTCGTAATTCTTCTAGTGGTCTCTTCAGAATTCGTATTGAATTTCTTATCAAGTTCCTTAATTCGTTCATCAACTTTATTCAGCCCAAGAGACTCAAGGTCTAGCAAGCTAGCATCAATTTGTGTCTTAATCACGACTTGCTTCTCGTTAACGAGTCCATCTCCGAACACATCCACAAACGAGCAACGTATCCGATATATTCCGGCTGAGTTCGAATACGTCAGCATGGTGCTAGTAGTTTCAAAATCATCAGTGCGTTCATCTCCGATCACGTGGCATCGAATAGCGTAGGCCTGCGCCGGCTTAGTAGAGAAGTAAAGATTAAATCCCCCTAACTGATTTTTTACTACGAGCTCAGGCGCGGCCAACTGCGGAACGTTATACTCATATGTTGCTGCAGTCGAGTATTTGCCCAACGTGCTGCGAGCATAAAGATAAACAGTATCTGCTCGTTTAGTTAAAGTAAGTACAGCAGAAGTACCTTTAACTCTTGCCAATAAAGCATTCGTATCTTTACCAGGATTATTATCGGTACGCAATTCGTAATAGTCGACGTCAGCATTTAGCACCTCATTCCATGATGCGGTGGCGTTTCTACTGAAAGTAATACCGAAATTACTAGGCATATCAGGTATCGCATCCATCGGTTTGACTATCACATCAACCATTTGGGCGGTTTCTGCCCTGTTACCAAATCGGTCAACCGAGATTGCTTTGATTCGATACTCCTCACCTGGGCCTAATGATTTGATAATGACCTGACTATTACTACTGCCTGCATACTGCCATTCTTGCCCCGGTACAGGCTTTCCGCTCTTCGACTTTAAGAGATACCAAATCTCCGCTACATCGAAGTTGGCAGGATTACTAGGCGGGTCAAATAGTACTTGTAAATCATAGTACACGCTCTTATCTGCAGTCTGATTATATCGACTGAGTACGTGCAAATTTTGCACATCCTCCGGTGCTTGCATTTTAGGTATGGCTATAGATTTTGTCACGCCAGTAGTCAACTGCCCTAACTCATTAATAGCCTGCACCCGCACCTCATAGGTCGCACCTAGTAGCACATCAGATATCGTGGTAGCGTTTGTGGATGCTGGGTAGTTTCCAATATATGTCCAAGTATCGCTTTTTACATTTCGGTAATTCACGACTACGTTTGGGACTTTGCCATCACGTGGTAACTGCCATGTTACGGCAATGCGAGAATACATGATGCCATTAGCGCCATATACATCGCTCACTAACCCTACTGCTTGAATATCAGATGCACCGTGATTCGTATAATCAATGCTTGGTACTGCGCCATCATCCGATACGTAGAGTTCTGGATAATATTCCATGCATTGGATCTTACGAGTCATTTCTGATAATGTTTTCGTAATGGCTAACACACGAAATGGCTTAGCCGATTTAGAAACCTCCCCGAATGCATATACCGCATCAGGCTGCACCGGTATAGCCTCTCTAACAATCACATTGAGACCTGATACATTTACTACGTTAAACGTAGAGACGATATCCGTAGAGTTGCTACGGATCAGCAACTGATAATTCTTCCCTGGTTGTACCGACACTTCCTTGTCAAGTGTAATCGTCTGGCCACTTACCGCAACCACACGACCGCCCTCGCCCCATTCAGGTATGTCGTGCTGAATTAGAATGATGTCTCCTACCGTGCACGCTATGGCATCCGTAAACGCCTCTATTGTCACAGTACGTATTTCATATTTATTGCATCGCAAGAAATGCTTACCGTGTTTATATGCCTGCTCAAGGCTAGTACACCCCATGAGTTCAACTTGTGCCGGATTTGTTAGCGTATCCGACTCGTCGTAAGTATCCCCATATACTGGAATGACGTCTCGCTCATAATCCTTATCCTTGTTAAGGAACGATATTTCAACAGAGTTAGCCCTAGCCTCCACACCTTGAAACTCTTCAGTAAAGCTGCCGTGTTTTATATTGGCTACAGTAAACAACTGTACCGGTGTAGATTGATAATCGCTAACGCATGTGAACCTGGTTCCTACAGGAATTACTTTCCCTCGACCTACTGCCTCTGGATACTTTAACGCATCCCATAATCGCATAGCGGTGTCGTATATATAATTGAATGTAAACCCATTCGTTTTACACTTATCTGCCCATGCCTTAAATGCGTTATAGTCAAGGCGCATATGGGGTTGTCCAAATACAATATATTCACCGCCAATCTTACGGCAAATATGAATTAAGTCATATGCAGCCCATGCCGGATTATCCGCTGGTTGAGCTTCATACTTATTGATATACGGATTGAACACATACACCTCTGAGCGCTCTTGAATCCATGTCACTTTTGGATCGGTACCGCTTAGCTGAGATGTAGCCAAAGCCTTAATTCCAATGAGGGCTTTCCCCGGATGCACGAAATCGTCATAAATAATTTGGGTTAGCTGCACCCAGTAGACCTTATTGACATGGCGCAAGCTTTTCCCATCTTTCGCACTGCATCGCATACGGATTTCATAACGCGCCTTTTCGAGATTGTCAAAGCGAAATACTCGATAAAACGCATTATTTGTCGCCTCTTCAATTCGTCCTGCGTAATCAGATGTATTTGTCACGTTATTATCTGGCTTAATAAAGTTCCACGCATCGCGGCGCTTAATATGGCCGGCCATGCCCTTTTGATTTGCTAAAGGTAATGCCTGCCAGGACTCATCACCTACCTTACGAATTTCTGCTTTCAACGTGACAGACGTACGGTCAGCGCCGCCGCTATCATTTGAATAATATAATCCGTTTGGGAATCCAACAGTTAGCTCTATCGCGTCACACGCATCGCCTTGTACCTGTTGTGTATTCCATGATTCAGTCAATTCATAGTTTAGGGATTGATCAGCAAAGTTATCATTGAAATTTGGGATGACAGTTTGGTCATTTGTGCCCTTTCTGACATCCACCTGTACATCTTTATAATTGCTGATTGGGTTAGCGTTAATACGAATATCTTCTATCTTTGATAATTCGCCCTCACCCGCACAGTATAAAAGGTTAAGATATTGCTTTTCGCCATCACTAATTACATGGCGGGATAATAATAACCCAGCGCTTTTCATCCGGCCATATGTTACAGCTAAAGGGTAGCCTTGCCCAGTAACCGTTTCAGTACCTCCCCAGCCATATGTATTTGACTGTTCGGAATTCGAACGGTCAACCTTAGGAGCAGTTAGCTTTGAGACAATAGCATTACCTATCATCCCTACCGCCATGGCAATGACTGACCGCCAAATTAAGCTTTGGATACCAAAGATAGCACCCGAAGCGATACCACCGGTAAATACAGCCATCCCGATTGATAGAAGAACACCAAAGAATTTACCCTCAACTCGGGGCATTACTACAATGTAGTCTTCATCGTTCACAACTGTATCAGGCGCTGCTTCATGTCCATTTACTGAGTACGCCCATTCACCAGGTGCACTGAAGTAATAGCTGATAGACTTGCCCTGTTTAAATGGCAAATATTTTGTATCCCGTTGCTCTGGCTTGAACGGATTATTTACAATGATTACATTAACCATCTGCTGCTACTCCTTCCTTTCATAAATGTGCTTCAATCGAGGCACGTACTTTGATATGTGCTCTATACAGGTGCCGCTGTGTTCAGTAGCGTGTATAAATTTACCCTCGCCAAGATAAACTCCTACATGATCGAGATTTTTACCATATAGAGCAAACACCAAAACACTCCCTGGCATTGGCTCACGAACCTCGCGCCATTCATCCATTTGGATTTGGGTATATTCGGGTAGTGGTATTCCACTACGCCGATATACCTCAACGACTACATCCCAGCATTTCATTTCCGAGAATGGGGTACCTATCATATCAGTCAAATCACTTATTGGATGCATATAGTCCTCCTTGCGGAATAGTAGGTTCTCCTCCAAATCGAGTACTGTTCCCCAATTCACGACATCGCGCTAGGGTTTTATTGCATTGATTTTCGTGACCCTTATATCCACATTGAACCCCTTTAAATTTGAACGGACAGAAATCCTTCATCACACGGATTAATGGGAAGCGTCGAGTAAAGCTAAAGTCAGTACCCAGTGTAAACTCCATCCATTCTGCGTTTGCATGAGTTCCCGTAATTACGAAATGCTCCTCTTGCTCGCACACATCAGTTATATTCGTATTCACTACACGAATGATGACATTGGCTCCAGTGAATCCATTATTAGACTCTGCCATACGCTGGATTGTCCGAGTCACGTTAGATACAGATAATTTGATATTAGGTAAATCCGTCGCATTCTCTGTAACATCTTGAATGGTAAATGGAAATGCGATATAGGTATTGCCTTGAAATTGGATATTCTCCGTATTGTATACCAATCGAATCGTATCCCCTTTATAGGATATTTCTAACAGCATTAACCACACACCTGTGGCCGATATTTGGTTTTTCTCTAAAATCGATGCCGTTGAGAGCGGTAACATGTTATACCTCCTGTAATTTCACGGTTCCCATCCACACTCCGTAGTCATTCGCCGCAAAGTCTAACTGATCAGCAAATCGCACTTTTAGTGTTTCGCGTGTTTCTGGATGAACCCAATCGAATATACCGGAGCAGTTGACTTCATCGAAGAATGACCGAAGTTTATAGTAGTCAGCTGTTGGCAACTTGTACCCTACGGAATATGTCCGCCGGGTCTTTGTCGTCTTCTTCCTGGTGATTAGCGTCATGTTTTCAACTTGGCCTTTATACGAAATATCTGGAGTAGTCTCCTGAATTGGATATATCGGCCATCGAATATCTGGAAATACTGCCATAGTTATACTGCGGATGCCTTGATGGCGTCACGCATACCTCCTTTGTTTGATTCCATAGCACGAACTACTACATCGATAACATAATTCTCACCATCGAATCGAGAGTTCTGTTGCTTGCTTTCGAGCTCTTGGCCAGACTGATTAACGATATTAACAACTACGTTGTTGCTTGTAGCTCCGCCACCCATTAATCTACGGGTTTCACTTGCCGTATAAATGCGATGTGATCCGGAGGACTGCAATAGTTCCGGTCCGTTTTCACCAACCAACATAAGCCCTGGATTCGTTTTTCCTCCGGCAGCGAATCGATTTCCTGTAAATGCAGAACTAAACGAGCCTCCACCAGCAAAGGACGATGTCCCTTTTGCAGCACCTAGTGAGCCAATACCACTTACTGCACCACCGAATAGTCCTTGCAACTTAGGCATGACGTATTGTTGGAACGTTAACTGAATCATCATCTTGATAATGGCGTTAGTCATATCCTTGAATATGTCCTTAATGCCCTTACTAAATGATTTCGTTCCTGTTGCCATAGCCTCGAGATTATTTGTCCACGCAGAATTAATAGAGCTCATCGTACTATCAAAAGTAGATTTCGCTAAATCTGCATAATTGGTAGTCTCTTGCTTATATTGGCGTGCAGCTTCTTGGAGACTTGTTTTAAGACTACGACCGGCAAGTTCCCATAGTTTCTGTTGAGACTCTAATAGGTTCTTTTCAATCTGCAGTCTTTGTGTAGCCGTTAACTGGGCCTCATTGACTTCACTCCGTGCATAGTCAATATAGGTCTTTAACTCTTCAGCAAGTAAAGCATCTGCATCACTACGAGACAATCGGCCTAGTGTAACCATATTAGTTAAGTGGTCAATATTTTCACTTGTTTGAGTGTATGCTAACTCTCTGATTTTCTGTTCGGTATCAGATGCCAATTTTAGGCGCTCTGCCTGGGCTTTCTTTTCAGCGAGTTCCTTATCGCCTACAGCCTTTGTGTACTCACGAACGTTATCATCAATCTGCGCCTTTTGTGCTTCAGCTTCAGCTTTGAGTAACTGCAAGCGGTCGCCTGTGCGTTCAAGATCGAGTTTCTTGATATCCTCATTCATCTTACGAACACGGATAGTCTGATTTCGTTGTGCTTCAGCTAATCGCTTTTGGTACAACTCTTCATTCTTAGCTCTAACTTGAGCAGTTAAGTTAGACTCAGCAAGCATCTTGGCGTTTGCCGCACTACCGGCTGAATCAGTAGTAGCACTCGATGCACCTCCTGCCAATAAGCTAGTGTCTACATACCCTGTAATAGCGCCAAAATCACTTAATACGCTCGGTTTGCTAACTACACCAGTACTGGAATTCGCGCCAGTATATCCGCCGTTTCCGTCACTAATGACAATATGATTATCACCGAGTACAACCACGCCGTCTCCAGCTTTAGGAACATACCCATCGCCTTCATCGTGCCAAGCACCAGCCGCTCTTGCAGCGTCCATAATAGATGGAACATATCGAGGTACATCCTTGCCGAATGCTTGTAGTACAGAGTCGGAAAATAGCTTACCGCAATCTGTTGCCCATGTACCGTCTGCGCCTAACTCATACGCCTTACCGAGTTGCTCATTAGCTGCATCCAGTACGCTTACGGCTTCGCCAGTAACGCCTCCGCTCAATCCAGAGACGGAACGGATAATATCGCGGATGTTCTTATTGTTAGCCTCATACTGGTTCTTAGCAGTTAACTTATCGATTTCGTATTGACTACCGTCAATTTGTAAGCTCTGCAAAGTGAGAGACCTATATAATTCAGACATGCGTTCTACAGCGCTTGCCAACTTTTCAGCTGCTTGTTGGGCTTTCTTTGCAGCCTGCTCTTGGGCTTTGGCCGCTTTAGCTGCCTCTTCATTCGCCTTATTAATAGCCTCGGTATTGGTTAAGCCTCCACCATTAGCGAGGTCTTCTTTTGCTTTTGCAAGTTCTTCATCGAGTTTAGCCTTTGCAGCATCCGCCTCTTCCTTTTGCTTCAAAGCTGCATCGATTCTAGCGCCTTCTTCTTTTGTAGCTAAGCGGTCATTCTTTACAAGACCTAGCCACGCACTGTCCTCAATCCAATATCGAGTATCGTGCGATTCCCTAAACTTGTCAGACAAGCCTGATGTTGAGTTCGTATTCTTATGAATACGTTTGCCATCAACATCTACCCCCATGTAAGAGCCAGATGTTTTTTCATTGTAACGGAAATCAAGTAATGCTTTCCCGGCAAGTCCAATTACTGTAGCTAATGTTACCCAAGGCCCGGCTGCAGCAAGTGTGGCCAATCGCATAAATCCAAGTGCGCTGGTTAGTGATCGCATGACTATAATCACTGCGCTGGCTTCTGCACCGAATTTAACAATACCTCCGATAGCTTCCTTTTGCTCGGCGGTCATCGACTCGAATTCTTTAGCGACATCTAATACGCCTTTTGCGTAGTCATTAAACACAGGAACTAACTCATGGCCGATAGATACTGCAAGGCGTTTTCCGGTATTCTCTAAATCTTTTAATTCCCGATTTAGCTTTGCGGATTTAGCTGCAGTCTCATCGTCGATGATAAGTCCCATCGCTTTGGCACGTTCAGCCACTTTGTCCATCTGTTCGGCAGACATGTTGAGCATGGCGTGCATCTGATACCCAGTACGCCCGAAGAGTTCCATTTCGACACGAGTCTTTTCAGCCCCGTCCTTCATGCCTCTTAGACGTTCCTGTATCATCTTGAACACTTCGACGGTATTCTTACCTTGGATATCTTCAAGCGTGTAGCCTAGTTTACTGAATATATCGGTGCTGAGTTTTCCCTCTGCCCGAGCGACTTCCATTTTCTCTTTGGCCGCTCCAACGTTCTTAGAGAACTTAGCAAATGCACCAGCACTATCTTCCATAGCAACGCCCATATAATTGGCCACGGCTAATAGTTCACTGGTCTCTTTTGCTGTAGCACCTGTAATGCCTGATAACTTCTTAACGGCTACATCCCATTGAATAGCTTCCTTGGCAAGTTTAGCACCGATGCCTACTACACCGACACCGGCACCTATCGCCATGAGGTCATTCTTCATTTTGCCAAGGGCGGATTTGGCGCCTTCGGCACTAGCTGTAATTTTCTTAAGTCCTGCTTCCGTATTCTTATCGGTCAGCTGAACGACAATGTCAATTAAATTATTTGCCATTCTTGTGCGCCACCTCCAATTCCTTGGCTTCTAGCAATATGAGTAAATCAATAAGGTGCGGTAGTGGCTCGATACCGTAAGCCCTCGCCACCTCTAATACCGCTGGCATATCGAATCCTGCAATACCGCCTGGATGCCAACGTCGCTGCATCCGGCTAGCGTTGTACACTCGCATTGCTTGTCTAGTTCCATCTAATTGGTGAGGGGAATTAAACTCACACTCCGAACAGTCAAAATGCTGTTTGGTCTCGCGTTGCATCTTGATACAATCAGAGCAGTATTTCGGCTTATCGGAGTTGAGCCAACCCCACACCTGAATTAGTTTTTTTCGATTTCAGCCTTTTTTTCGTGCGTGAAACGCATGGTGTCAAGCGCAACTTCCATAAGATCATTGTCTGGTGCTGCGTTGATTTCATCTTCAGTTAAGCCGTAGATGTGCTGCATAATCCATTGTGCAAGGTCACGAGAACGTAATAGACGTTCTGTGTCCGGTGCTTCCTCTGGAACTGGGGTATACAATGGGTCTAAACCGAATTTAATTAATTCGCCGCGTTCAGCGAATGTTAAGCCTCTTACTTTGATATCTTCAAATGCCATATGGGCACCTCCTAGTATTGTTCTTGATTATTAACTAAAGTAATGATGGATGCAGAACGACCAGAATCTGCACGATAGTATGCTTTAAACGGCAACTCAATATTAACGCCACGAGGGCCGTCAATGCCTGGAGATTGTCTTTCGTATACAAGCTCTGGCAACTTGAACGTTAACGTCCAATCATCTTGCGTAAGTTGTAATTCCAAGCTAGATTCTGTACCATTGACCGCTTTATTCAAGAGGTCCTTATTTTGGAAGAACGCTTTAATTGTCCCGGAAATTGACACAATACCTGGGTCGATATACGTTCTAAACCCTTTACCACCGATAGCGTAAGAGTCGCCATCCAAGCCAAAATCAAAGTTGATATCGCAACTTAGAATATTGGCTACTGTTACGCCGCCCTCTTTGATGGTTGCATTAAGGTTTTGGAATGGTAAGAAATTAACTGCCTTAGCTGCAGCATCGAATGTAGTGGCCGCTAATGTTTCCTTACAGCCCATTACATCCACAGATGCCGTAAGTTCGGAGTCACCGCCAAACTTAAAGCCTAATTTACTAATTCTCACGCCGGAGAATTGCTGAAAAACGTTAACATCAGGGTAGCCCTGCTCAATAGTTAACGACGGCATTGTGTTGCCGATTTTAAACACGTGCTCAGACTTCTTATTTGGTGCTTGGCCAGTTGTATTAGAAGTCGGTTGCCCGAATGCAGCTTTTAGCCAATATCCGATGTCGATTACACCAACAGGAACGGTCAAACTACCGGACGTGTCAATGTTGCCACGGAATGGCGCTGCAGGATTACGATCACCACGAATTACGGTGGAATCGTTTAAATTTTGGCTAGCTTTCACGGAGCTAGAAATGATTGGCGTGATGACACCGCCAGTAGTTGGTGTTGTACCAAAATCCGCCTCAAACGCAATCGCCACATGGGACTGAGAGCCCTGTGCACGTTTAGCTGTTGCCATATGCATTTCCTCCTTTAATATTCAATAACCCCGCCGATTACATGCGGGATTTCTATAGTAGCTGTTAGACGACCAGTGAACACCGGGCGCCAATTCATTGAGTCTAATTCATAATCAATATCGATTACTGGGAACGCCGGATTCACCTTGCAAATGCATTCAATGATTAACTGCCCTAGGTCATCCGATTCTAGCGCTCCGTCGTATCGAATAATATTCTTAACACGAGTTGCATCTTTACGGACAATACCCCAAACGATCATTAATGAATATGTGTAGGTATCCGCAAGCCCTTCGCTTTTACTACTTGGTAGTAATATGATACAAGGGCAATCATCCTCAAGCGGAGCATCGACATCGTCGTAGCCGACATACAGTTGCGCCGGCTTTCCGTATTTTTCATTACAAAATTTAGTCAACGCCTCATCATTCGCTAAGGCCTCAGCCCATCGCTCAACGATGCGCGACAGTGGAATTGTCTGTTGCATCAAATCACCTTACCTTGTAGTTACGTCGAGATGCAGATTGTGCTGCCGGTCCATATATAGCGTAGTCGCCTATCTTATCCTCGATATAAGGTTTAAGCTTAGGCTGTAACGCTGCTTTCATAGGACCATACGTATGACGTGGCTGAATTTTGAACATCGATTTTCCCTTCGGTAACGGTACACCTGCAGCAAATAACTTCTTACGCATAGGCTCCGTAATCTGCTTGGTGTATCCTTCCTCGATACGTTCACCTAACCGTTTAGCCGAATTTGATAACCACCCTACACGGACGGATTGCTTGCCTTTGTCATATTGATACCCAACTGCATTCGATAGCTTACCGAGAGGACTGTAGCCGATTGTCCTGGCGCTAATGCCCATATCGAGTAAGGCATTTCGCGATTTCGAGCCCCAGGCTTCTCGTTCTGCCCGTCCTCCACTTTGATAAGCTTTACGAAGTTTCGCACCGAATGCTGACTCAAATGCGGCCCGTCGAGCTGGTGCCATGAAGTTAGGATATTTACGTCCACCAGGTGCACCCGACCGAATGCCCTGCTTAATTTCCTTTTGCATCATCCAACCTGTCGACTTTAGCGCTTTTCGCATCCAGTCTGGTTTGGTTTCCGCAATGAAATTCAGATACGGAGTGGCTGTGTCTGTAATCGTAATAGGTTCATTACTCATTACGGTCTCACCGCCCTCACGTTATGCACGATTTCAAGACAATACATCGTGCCGTCAAAGTTTGATACATGGTCAACGTACCATTTAGCACCATTGATATACACCTCGTCCTTTGGTCGAGGTTCAGGAACATCCTTAGCACGCACCCAAATTTGAGCCTTATCGGCTAGTGCTTTATCAACGAATCCGGAACCCTTGCCGTCATATTCGCCAATTTCCACGCTAGCCTTGATATCCTGGCCTTTGTAGGTAATTCGTTCACCGAATACAGATAGTAATGCTTTATCATCATATTTCAGCATTAGTTTTACCTCATAAAAAGTAAAGCGCCCATTTTGGGCGCTTTGTAATTATTTAAGCAGTAGGTTGTAACAACATTACTGTCACAGTTTCCTGTGTAGCCGCCTTAGGTTCTACAGCCACGCCGAGAACTTTACCGCCTGTTTTTACTGCTTTGTCTGTTAAGAATTGAACTAAATCACCAACAGCATAAGTATCCGCTTTATTAGCTGCTACTTTGAATACGCCTGTTACTTTTACAGCGCCAATTTCGCCTTTGGCAATATCAGTAATTGCAACGCCGTGCAATTTACCGACTTCTACAATGTCGCCCACTTTTACAGGCGCGGTAGCTGTGAAATTGATACGATCAGTATCCATTACGAATTGTGTCATCATATATGTTACCCCCTAATTATTTACCAGCGTTTTTATATACACCACGGAAGTCAAGTGCGCTTACGCCGCAATCAAATGCCACTTTATATTCAATGCCATCTACATCAAAACCTTGGCGAGTTTCTAAACGTGGAGTTTCAACGCCATTCAAGTAAGTTACTTCGATAGTGTCATGTTGACTTGCATCAGCTACTAAGTACCAGGCATCTGGGTCAGTCAATTCTGCATCTGCCACGATTACGAAGCGACCTTTGTAAGGATTAACCACACCAGAATTTGTACCATCTACTGCAGCAGTAGAGTTAACAATTTGGTAAGCTGTTACTTCTAATTCTGGCGGCACTACTAAATATTTAGGAGTGATGTTTAGACTAGCTGTGCCTTGAATACCTTTTTGACGACGCATAACCGTAATCGCTTTAGCGATTGCTTTAACGGATAATGCTTCGCCTGTCTTAGCAACATTGCCGTGTTTATCGTCAAATAAGGCTACGTTATCTTGCATTTTAACGTCGCCGGTTAATTGAGCATATACCATTTTATTTACCAAACGCTTTGCGGCAGAACCATATTTAGTAGCGATTTTGGAAAATAGTCCCAAATCGTCATTAATAATTGCTTGGCGAGTCAAGCTAAAAATTTTGCCGTATGTAGCCACTTTAGTACGAGCAGATGCTTCTTTGAAGACATCTTGTTGGAATTGTCCACCTTCTGGTACCAATTCAAGGTTGCCCGCCTCGGACAATGCTACGCGTGCAGCTTCTTTGAAATCACGGTTAGAGCCTTTACCTGCCCAAATTTGGAATGTAGTTTCTGCTTCATTAAAACCAACCATTACAGATTTATTAGCTAGGTTAGACATGATTGCTGGAAATGTGGATGTAGAATTAATGGCCGCACGTGCCATTTCCATGTTATCGCCAAAATTGGCTTTAGTACTGCATTCACGTTGTAAAGACTCGCGAGCCAACTCAATCATGGAGTAGCCGCGCAATTCGTTGGCGCCTGGTGCTGGTTCTGCTACAGCTAAACCCGCAGCCATTAATACTGCATCTTGTGCGGCAGCACGGAACTTATCAGATTCAGCTTCACCCATTGTTACGGATACGCCTTTGTTACGTGCGCGTAATTGGTCCATTACCATTTCACGTGCTTCGTCAACGGATTTACCCAATACGATTGCTTCGTCAGCACCTTCTACATCGAAGTCACGGAATAATGCAGTAATTTCGGAAGTGCGCTTGCGTTCAGCTTCCATCGCTTTAGCAAGGTCTGCCTGTGTGATACCAGTTTCAGCTGGCTCTGTAGATTTTACTTCTTCAGTTTTTAAAATATCTTTTGGATCCATACTTTTTTCTTCCTCCTGTGTGTCAATACTTGTATGAATTTCTTCAGCACTTCGTCCTACCCCTACAGTTGGGTCAGCAGGAACAGATACAATGCTAATTTCCAAAGGTTCCCAATCTGTAACTACATAAGTATCAGGGCCCTTGAATCTGCCATTACTGGATACAGAATCTTTATCGTCAAGTACTTCATATCTCTTAATGGAATACCCAACACTTACCCCTTGTAGCGTTCCGGATTGTACCTTTTTGAAAATCATGTCGGATTTTTCGTCTTCATCGAAACGGACTAATGCTTTTCCTCGATTATCCTCAATCCAAACTTTCTCAACGTGTCCAACGACTGCATTCCTGTCGTGATTAAACAACGCTGTCCCTAAACCATTATTAAAGCGCTCAAGGTTGATGCACTCTTCGTCGTGGCAAAGGATTTCATCACCGAACCAACGGCCATATGGCGTTTCGGAAGAGAAAGATAATTCTACTGTCCGACTATCGGTATCGACGTTGTCAATAGTATATTCCCGGCAATAATTACCAAGAATGCTGCGCTTTTGATGTTCACTCATTACTAGCCATCAGCTCCTTCCTTTGTAGTGTCATCATCGCCCATCGTTAGCGGTTGCAACTCACTGGAATAATCTAGTAGAACCCCAAGCTCCTTAGCTCTATCTTGTTCAAGTTTCCGTTGCTCAAGAACTTCTTCCCAATCTCGCCCAGATGATGCACACACATCTTCCAAGGTTGTAAGACCGGATTTGATTGCTTCTTTATTAGCGTTAACTTCCTTAACGGGGTCAATCCAAGACCACCCTGGAGCAAGCCAAGCTACCTCTTGGTATTTGTCCTTGTTCGCTAAGTAGTCGGAAGGTAATTCACCCGCTAAATAAAGGGCGTCAATAAAAGCTTTCCAAATCGGCATACAGAAGTGTGTGATTACAAATTTCTGTACTTGACGGAATGTCTTTTGGTCCTCTAACAAGTTTTGCCTTGCCGCTGAGAAATTCCCGGATATATTACGCGCTACGATATCAGCGCTCATACCAAGACCGGACGCAATACGTCTGGTCTGAGTTGCCGAATATTCGCTCGCAGTTCCTGCATTACGTTTAGGGTCTGCAAACTCAATCGATTCACCAGGACTTAAATGCCTAACCATGCCTGGTGCCATTGTGATGTTAGGTCTTCCTTTTTTATCGCGTGGCAATAATGCTGATTGTCGTGCTGAATTTTGCGAGGTTACGAAAACGCTAAAACATGCTGCTACGCGAGCTGCAATTAAGTCCGCATCCATGTATTCGTCAATATCGTGAATTCTACGTAAGACTAAAGCTAATAAGCTTATACCTCTAATCTGAGACGGTCGTTTTGGTTTAAATAATAAAAACGCCTGGTCAGTGGTTAATCGAACTGTATCAAAGGAACGCAAACCCATCGGGTCCGTTTGACTTACGTGATACGCTACTGGCCTGCCGTGTTCGGTAACCTCAACTCCATTGATGATGTTATTCTTGCCATGTGTGATGCTTACCGCACCGATATTTTCAGCTTCTATCAACTGAACAGACAATGGTAAGTACGCACCTTGGGAAGTCTTATTTACAAGAATTTCCCCATCGTACACCATACGTCTTAGTGCCATTTCTTGTAATTCATAGAAGTTTGAAATACCCCTAATGTCAGCGTTTTCAGGTTCAGCCCATTTGGCCCATGCTTTCTCGATCTTCTTATTTAGATCGTTGTTTAATTTACCGTTACGATTTCTAACTTTTGCTTGAGGTACAATACCTGCGCCGATTACATTTCGTAACAATGCAATAACTGCTGATTCAGCTAAGTCGCTATTCATTTCTGCCGCTCTTGCTCGTCCACGGATTATATCACGCGAACCTGTTGCAAGTTGTTCGGCTGTACCATACGCAGGTTGCCAATCACTGCTTAACCTATCCATTGATGCCGCATCATATTGACGTAGTGCATCACGGTAGGTCTGGCGTTCATACGCACGTTGTGGACTCACCCATCCAATCACTTTGTCAATAATATTCATCGCCCACCCCATGTTACGAATGCATCCACTTGATAGCCATTTGCTTCCTCATGTACACGCTGCATTAATGTTTGTTCTCGTGCATAAAGTACAGGTAAGTCAATCGCCTTGAATCGTTTGCCACCAATCTGTAGTTCGGAGTATCCTTTTGCTTCGATATCCTCTATAACTTGGCGGACACGTTCCAATTGTTCATTTACATCGCTCATGGTCTCACCTCCTATCTAAACCAATGACCTGTATTGCCTATACCTCCACCATAATCATCGTAGGTTTCAACCTCTTCAGTTTCTTCATAAGCTTCTGATTCAATTAAATATTTAACACCCGCAATATCTGCTACAGCAGCATTGTAGGTGCATGTATCAAGTAAGTGATTGACAGGATGGCTGGTGAGTGGTTTCCATTGCACCGTTACCGCACCTGTTTTCACATTTCTGATTTCTTGCTTTTCTTCTGACCTTAAATGATCAGAGTACTCTTGCGGGCAGTTTTTGTATAAATGAATCGTACCGACTTCATCTGCGGGTCTTATCATTCTTGCGAATATAAAGTCCTTCCAATAATCAGTGTTTAGCACATACAACTTCAATCCGCCTACGACTCCTTTTTCTAGTGAAGTCATAGTGTATGGTGCTGCCATCGTACTATGATTTGAGGAGCCTTTAACCGGAATGCAAACCTCAGGGAACCTAGAACAAAACTGATATACTTCGTCCGTTCTAAAGCCCGAGTCAATGCCAGCTTTCATCACCTGTCGAGGTTCGCCATACTCTGATGGATATTCTCTGTTAATGATGATTTCCTCTAAATCTTCCCATGTGCTTGCCTGTCCATAATCGATAAGATAGGATTTAACACCAGGTGCATACGCCCTTACTTCCCACCAGAAGTGATCAAGTTGTACGTCAACTGAAGCGATAAGCAATACTGCTTTATCCGGCACAACACCACACGGATAATTGGATTGAGTAAATTCCAAATTCTGTGTGCTTTTAGTTTTAGAACTTTTCCAAGGTTCAGCTAACCACGAATTGATGAAGTTCATTAATGTAGCTGGCGTGCCTTTGGAATTCTTAAACTCATAAGCAACGTCTCCGAATGTGACCCACGGCGAATATATCGACGATAAGTGATACGATACCGAGCGGACTTTACTTTGCGATTCGTTTACCGCTCTCCATTCACCACTTCTTAACATTTCCATTTTGTGCTTATCGTAAATACGTTCTCCGCAGTGTTCACATTCGTAGTACGCTGTATCACGTATCATGTCCGCATTATCGTTGTGTTCTTCAGGCCATTTTATCTGCTTAAACTTGAGGGTCTGCGACACACCACAATGCGGGCATGGCACGTAATATTGTCGGCGCTCATTTGCACTCATGAACGCCTGCCAAATATTACCCGACTCAACCGTAGGAGTAGACACCATCACGATTTTTTTATCGACGAACGTTTTTGTACGTTCCGTCGCCAGTTTAATTGGGTCTGCCTCCTTACCTGCAAAGGCTGGGTATTTGTCAATTTCATCGAAGAATAGATATTTGATTGAACGGCTTGAAAGGCTACTCGGGGAGTTCGCTCCCACAAGTACCATGTAATTGCCATTGTTAAAATCTAACTCCAATAATTTACTGTTCTCATCGAACTTGTCACTAATCGATTTGACAGATTTAATCATTGGTTGTACTCGCTTATCACTGGCAAACTTAGCGATAGTATCTGTTGGATACACCATCATGGTAGGGGAGGATGTTTGGTCCAGTGCATACCCTATCATGTTAAGTTCTGTTTCTGTCTTACCTAACTGTGCGCCAAAGCAAAGAACTATTTTTTCAATGAGTGGATCAGTGAATCTATCCATCGGCTCTTTAAGATAAGGCGTTCGATTGGTACGCCACCTACCTGGTTCTGCAGATACACTTGTTAGCACTCTGAAGTTATCCGCCCATTCTGAAACCGTATATCGTTCTGGAGGCTTAAACGCTTCAAGTTCTTCAGAAAACCAATCAACCTTTGGCCTTTGCTTTTCGACTGACTTTGATTTCCGGCGTGTACTCACCTTTGCGCGCGTAGCTTTCGAGGTAGTCTTCGACAACGTCATTCACCACCTTTTCTACATTCGCACGTTCCTCTGGATCTGTGAATTCACTCGCAATTCGTTTCGCCAATTTAATAAATGACGATTTCAATTCAAGTACTCGCCCCGACCATTCCTTAGCGACATCTGCACGAGATACGTATTCACCCTCTAATATTTCAAGAAGCTTTTTCTCGCGTGCTGCTTTAGACTCTTTTAAGTCAGCTTCAGCAACTAACTTTCGAGTGGCTGCAGATTGGTCTTTTACTTTATCCCCTTTTGCATGTCCGAGATAGGCGAGCACCTCTCTAAGATTCCACCACCCTGTGGCAGCTTTCGGCATCCCTGATTTATGGTGCCTGGAAATAATTTCAGGGGTTACTCGTAGAAGGTCACAAAGCTGAGCGCTTGATACGAGTAAATCGCCTGCGGTATTGAATTTGACTCTCGGTTTTGCGTCGGCCATTGATGACCTCCTTTCTGTCTCTTGACATTCAACTTTCAACAGGAATTTTTCTCCTACACAGAGACAATCTTCGCGCGGGGGCGACCAGCGGCCATTTTATGTCTTAGGAGTACCTTTTCCCAATTTTCATTTTCTCAATTATAATCAGTATTGATAATGTAAATTTAGGCAACAAAAAAGCCCTGTAAAGGGCTTTTGATATTATTTCAGTACTCCTTTATTCTGTTTAAACTTACCGCGGTCTTTATGAACCTTCGCCGTTTTAGTTTTGATTAAAGAATGTGAGGGCGCATACGATTTACACATATGATCAATATGAATGCCGTTCGCTTTACACCAACCCTTAACATTGTTTAAGCATCGTCTCTTTTCACAATACACATCAGTCAATCGTATTCACCTCGCCTCCTTAAATTTGCATATAAAAAGACCACCTAACCGTATAGATTAAGTGGTCTTTTCGTTTTAGTGTTCTAGGTTTCACTGTGTCGTTGAGAGATAGAGTATTTGTTGTCCCATTAACTCACACTATCATTATAAAATGTCAAGAAGGACATGTCTAGGACAGTTTTGGGACAATTTTATCAAGCTATTTTGGTATTCAGCCCAATAACACCCCAGAGCAATACGGATAACTCTTCAATGCCTCTAGCAATGTATCGTTTGATGGTACGAACATCTGGCTTTTCAGGAAAGGATTCAGCTATCTGCTCTAACGTTTCTCCATTAATATAATATCTGCGCATGCACTCACAATACTTAAATTGCTTTGTGTTGCACTTTTCCGCATAGATGTCTAACATGTTATTCACATGTCGCATCATTAGTGCGGTTTTTTCTTTACTTTTAACAATGGCATTTACCCTTACTATGCTATTGTCATCGAACATATCAGCTAGCAGTTCATTGAGCCATATATCCTCGGCTTGTGTAGAATCCGAGATAGCATTGTCTACATAAGACTGCAGCTGACTGTAATGCTTTAATAACTTGATCGTGTTGTGTCGAAGTTTACGACCTAGTTGAGCATTTTCTTGTTTGGCTAATTCATAGTAAGCTTTGGTCGCCACCTCTGTGGCCAACCTTGTGATTTTCTCAATATCATATTCATTCAAATATGTTGCCCCCTTTATCATTTATTTGGTATTTTAGTCCGAATTTGTTATACCAGCTTCATAAGAAATAATTAATATAATCAGCATTTCCACTACAATAAGCCTACTTCATTTTATGTTCTCCTTATATAAGCATTCCCGCTTTTCAATCTCCCTATTCAAATACCAACATGCTTTTTTTAAAGCCTTAATAGAATCATTCTTATGCCCGGCGCAAGATACATGCTTCACTACATTACCCAAACAATACCCTAGTTTCTTGTCTTCGATGTAATCGATAACCTCGATATCGCCTTGTGTATAATGACTTGGGTGGTTTATATCATCGCATTGTTTATCTATAGGTCTAGGAGGCGCAGGAGGTCTGGAAGGTCTATGAGGTCTATCTGGTATATTTCTTCCCATACTTATGCCAAATCGATTCGTTGCTTCTACGAAACGTCTCAATTCTTCATTCGCTATATAACGACTTAGTTCTTCACTAGCTGATAACTTAATAGGTGGCGTCGGGGGATTATTGGGTCTCTCGTACAACCTGCCTGGAGTCAGCCCAAGTATAGCCATGTATCTTCGATTATCAAGGTATTTATCAACGATATCGACAACTTGAATAGTCGTGTAACTCACCATTACCACGATGGCTCCGATTAATCCTGCCATTATAAATTGATCCATATTAATCATCCTCCCTATATAATTCTTTACGATATTTGATAGTTTCTAGTAGCGCGTCTTACCAAAATTCTTTTTTGCTCAAGATTTCTTCTAATTCTTTAACAGTCATTTTATGCCTCCACTAATTTTATAATCACAAGAATATTTCCATATTCTCTGTGATGTGTAAAATCACATAGTCTTCATCATCCTGAATAATCTCATCCGCCATAGTTCCGATGAATTTTCGGTTATCGTTTTCTAACACGCCTGCAGCTTGTAGCCCGTCAAGAATAAACTTCTTAGCAAATGCTACATTGTCAGGATCATGCCTAGTTGACGAGTGCCATTCAAACAGTAGGTCTACTTTTTCATTGACGGGTTGTATCTGCTGTGATAGGCATTGTTCTTTAACTTGCTCTGTACATTTTTTCTTCATCGCAGCAGCTGCTATAGTTGAGCCACGTTCGCAGTCGATATACTCATTCAATGTTGGAAACCTATCATGGGTTTTCTTCCGAAATCTAAACTGGCATTTCAATATAATTTTCACCTGTGTGACTCTCCATTAAATATCGCCACAGCATATTCACCGCGCAGGCGGTCATACACCCTTTGACTATAATTCTTTTCAGTCCAGGCATCGCTATAATTCGTCGTAAGAATTATGGGTTTCATCCGGTTGTAGCGATCAATAATGATGCTTTCAACCTTAGACGGCACCCAATCAGACTTGGAATATTCTGCCCCAAAGTCATCAAGCAATAGCAATGGGATATTCCGCAGTTTTTGCTCAAATCTTAGATAAGCCACATTGTCGCCTTTAGACAATGTAAGCATGATATCTAATAGATTAGGCATTGAAATCATTAGACACCCTTTTTCTAACTCCATAGCCTGTTTTAGGATACTCACCGCAATCGATGTCTTGCCGGTACCAGCTGGGCCCCTTAATATGAGGCCCTTGCCAGAATCAAGATTGGTTTTCAGATTATCAGAATACTTCTTAACCACGTCATAAGCTTCAGTATTCTCTTTTGGAAAACTACCGTATTTGCGTAACCAGTCAAAATCCATATTATAATACCGCTTCGGGATCCCGACTGCGGCATAGGTGGTATTGACGTTTGTCTGAATGACTACTGGTTCATCGTAGACCGGATAAAAGAACTCATTTTTTACCGTGGACTCTTTGATATTCTTTTTCCCAGTCGACGTCTTCGTCCTTTCTCGAATTTTTTCGAGACACGCCTCTAGCATTGCTGTTACATTTGCTTGCTCCAAAATCCTTTTGCACCTCCTGCTTTAGATTCCCTGCCGTGACAGTTTCAACATACTTGATACTATTACCACCGTTATCCGCTGTGGTATTAATAGCAACAATGACTCGTTCTTTGCCATATGATTCAACTAGATCATCTAGCCGTTCTCTAATAGTAGGCGATACAATTCCAATTGATTTCATATACAATTCGTAAATAGGTTTATTTTTTACTTCATTATCTTTAAACATAGATAAAGGATTTTCATCTTCACGCGCGCGCGTATCTCTCTCTATATTATTTTCTTTTCTTTTCTTTTCTTTTATTAGTTGATTTTGTTGAACATGTGTTAAATTTTGTTGAACATGTGTTAAATTTTGTTTTTTTGCTTTGCGAGACTCCGCACTTTTAAGGCCCGCCAACCTACGTTTTTCGCGGATAGTTTCCTCTTTCACCTTTTTAAATTCAAATCTTCGAATTAAGCTGGGTGACCAAAAATATTCGTCATCACAGTCCAATAATTCGTAGTCATGAATCAACAAATAAATTAACAAAAATGAACAAAATGAACACATTGAATTTTGTTCCAACACGTGTTGATTTTTGTTGAACACTTGTTGAACACTTGTTAAAATTTGTTCATTATTCATCTTTAACTCATTATCCAAAGCGACGAATGTATATTTTTTTAGTGGCAATTTATAGTCATCTGCTGCGGCTAATTTTTCAATCAATATCCACCACCAAGCATATGAAATCATTCCTAATTCTGAAATCATAGCAGCAATTTTAGGATCATTACTCGCATTGATGTCATGACTAAAATAGTAGGATTGGTTTTTCGCCATTTCTATCACTCTTCACTGTCGTTAAATAAACTGTCCTGGGCTCTGCGCCCCATAATGAACTTAACGCACTCATCGATTAAATCTTGAACAGAGATAGCAAATGTAGAGTCTGCATATTCAACATTTAACCAGTCTGTTTTGAACTTAAATTCATTAGGAGTGTTCATATCAGAAACGATACCTTCAACACAGACCTGACTAATAAGACCTTCGATATCGCCATACTTAAATTTGAAGGTGTTTACCAAAAATGGAATTTTAAATTCTTCCAGAAATTCAAAGTTCTTCTTCACAATAGACTGCAGTTTACTAAATGCTTGCAGAAGCTCAGGCCGTGGATCATCTTTAGATTTTAGCGTGAATACATCCGTTAACCCTGTAGCAGACGGTTTCTGATAGGCGATACTGATATCGCTATCTTTAATTTGAATTGATTTAATAATCATAAAGGACTCCTTTCTTGTTCTACGATTACTAATTTGCCAGTGGCAGCTTGAACAGCTCGCTTAAATGTTTCTGCATCTGAGTTGCTATCTGATAAATGTAGTAGTCGTATATCTTGGCACTTAGTTAGGTCCATAGATTTTAGGAATTTAATAACATTTTCTAGCGAAAAGTGAGATTGAATTAATCGTTCCATTCGTTTTTCATCCAAGTAACCGGCTTCTACATGCTGATTTAGAATTTCATAGGAATGATTGCATTCAACCATGATGTGATTAACATCTTTAAATGTGTACCTGCAATAATAGGTATCGGTAATATATAAGAGTTTTTCTTCACCGTCAGAAATCAAAAATCCAACATTAGGAACGTCGTGTTCTAATTCAAAAGGTAGAATACTAAAATTACCTATCGTAAATTGAACTTTTGGGGTTATAAGAATCGCTGTATGCTGGTCCGACACATACAATGCGTCAGCCGTATCTTTTAGCATATAGACCCGATGGCCAAGCTTTAATAAATCATTTACCGCCTTGCTGTGATCCCCATGTTGATGTGTAAGTAATGTGCCGCATAGATGTAGGAAATTAAATCGACAATATCGTTGAATTTCTTTAAAGGATAACCCTGCATCTAGTAGCAGTTCATCCCCATTAGTTGAGGTTTTGATTCGGTAGCAGTTCCCTTTTGAGCTACTACCGAATGCTTGAATACTAATCACAGTTAATCACCAAACATATTGACTACTTCGCCAGTTTCAGGATTAACGAATTCATTAGTAGGTGTAGGTTCAATATCGATTACTTCACTATTAGCGTTTTGATTAATAGTTTCAGCAACTATATCAGCCGTATCAATAACCTTTCCTTCAACATCAATAATTTCATCTGCAGTCTGTAACCCCATTGAAATTTCAGGTGCTGTAGTTCTAATCAACCATGCTGCAGCACGATAACGTAACATTTGATCCGGCATAGTTTTCCATTTAGAGCCCTTTTTGTCGTACCAGCCTTCTTGCTTGGCTAATGCGATTGTAACTTCTGGACCTGCGATAATTTCATCTGAACCTTTTTCGCGAGTGTAAGCAATAATACCTTGAGAGTCAGTTCCCTTTTCGCCAGTAGGTCTATATTTAATAGCTTCAAATCGACCACATTGATTGAATGTTGCAATTAGGAATTTACTGGACCACCCTGGGTTGCCATATACGATATATAAATTTTGCATCACCATTAATGGGCTAGCGTTCATTCGAGTTGCCATTTCTAATGCGATAATAGCATTTCCCATATTTTGTTCGCCCTGGAATTGTTGAGGGACCAATGTGGAATGTGTAAACATTTTTGCTTGTCGTTGTAATAGTTCAAATCCTTCTGCAGATTGAAAGCCAGGTAAATTTGTATGTTGCTTTACAGCTACTTCATTTGCCATTATGTACCTCCTATGCCACGTTTTCGCATACAGCGTGGATATCTAAATTAGATAAAATGTTATGAATTTCTAAACGGCCTTTTTGCGTCCATTTAGTAGTGATTTTAGAATCTAAGCGACCATCACTTCTGCAGAATGTAAATGTTTCTGATTTAGTGAAGCCTTTAGACATATGCTGCTTGTAGAGAATCCATTGATCACCGACTTTGCGTTGTAGACCAGCTTCATGCAAAATCTTATTTAGTTCTTGAGCACTCATACCGTAGTCAGCGGCAATTTGTGTGATGGTTAAGCAAGATTTGCTTGAAAGGATTTTATCAACGTAATCCTTAACCGGTTTAAATTCTGCTATCTGCTGCTCTTGCTGAGCGACAATAGCTTTGGTAGCATTGTGCGATTCCACCTCATTAGCGTAGGCTCTTAGAGCTTCAGGCAACGACTTCGGAATATTCATGCTATAAGCACCAGTCTTACGAATTTGAGGAATTACTTCAGAGGTGACCCAACGTTTGAATTGTTTTGCCGTTGGTAGTTTACTGGATAGTACCAGGGAATAAAGTCCGCTTTCATTAATCAAAATTGTTTCTTTATTTTGATTGCCATCAAACACCATTGTCTTTGTTCTATCTTCTTCATCAGTGTGTCGGTTTACATCTCGACTACCGTTTTGGTACCCGAGAGTATCAGCGACATCCTTTGCAACAAACCATAATTCATTATCTTTTTCTAAAATACGAACTTGACCAAATGTATCATTTTTGAAAATCTGTAAATCAGTCATACCTATACCTCCTTAACGACCAGTTGAGGTTCTGATTCATCAACGATCAATTTAATTGTTTGGCTATTAACAGGGATAAAGTCAGTAACAGCTTCGGCATTATCAATAAACACCGGAGCATTAACTTTAAAATAGCTAGTCAATGCATTGATAATATCCAAGCCTACATTAATGCGTGCTGCGTTGTTCATGCTGCGATATGGAACGCCTTTATAAGTGGTTTCACAACATTCCTCGACATTGCCATTTAACATAACGTTGAACATCTTGAAACGAGCTAATTTAAACCTTGCATTAATGCTTTCTTCCAACATGTTAACTTTGGCTTTTACGAACTCATCCATAAGATATGATGCTTCATCGAGTTCATTCTTTTCAGTAACAAGTTTTTGTTGTTGGTTTTCCAATTCGATAACACGATTTTCAATATCATCAATCAATTTAAATTTATTCAATTCAGTCTCGAGATTTGCTTTTTTAGATTTCAAAGAGGCTAGTTCATCATCAAGTCTTGCAAGTTCTTTGACATCTGCACCTGGTTCCTCTTCGATCTCAAGCAAGAACAATTGAGCTTTTAAGTCAGCATATGTAGGATCATCTTCGACATTAGGTTCAGAATACGCTTCATATTCTTCACGTTTAATATCTCTCTCCTTGCTTTGTAGGGTAATGTCATCTATTAATCCGTCAGCTTTCGATATCATAGTTTTTTGCTGCTCTTCGTAGTTTTCTTTTAACTTAGCAGCACTATCGATAAGGCCTTTCCATTCTTCAAGCTTTTTAGATTTATTAGCGTTAAATTCTGCCTCGAGTTTTTCCTGCTTATCCGCCGGCAATTGCTGCCCGCAAGTAGGGCAAGCCTCTTTACTAAACTGCTGAGAGTTAAATGTGTCGAATTCAGACGTTAGAGTTTCGATGCGTTTGGCTTCTCGCTCAATTTCTTTATTAAGCTCGTTGCTTCTATCCATACATCTATCTCTTTCAGCTTCAGTCGCCTTTAATTTAGATAGTGCCGTTTCGTACTCGCTGCGCAAATGTTGTTTGCGCTTATGGTAATCGGATTGTACATCTGAACGTCTAACATCTAATTGACGATTAATATCACGAATTTTAGACTGCTTTTCTGTAGCACTAAAACCGTTTTTAATAATGGCCTTTTGTTTTTCAACATCATCAATGCCAGTTGATAAAGTTTTAATATCACTGATTAGTTTATTTTTATCAGCCATAACTTCAGGTTTATTTCGCACAGCTTCATCAATACGAACCGGAATCATATCCAGTTCTTTATTAATAGCTGTTTTCTTGCTGGCAATCACTTTGCGTTGATCATCAACCGTGCGTCCATCTAATAACTCTGCTAATCGTTTTAAGTCTTCACGACTATTAATTACAGCGGCATCATCAATATCGCCACACATTTCAAGGAGCAGCTTCCGGCGATTTTGCCAGGAATACGTTTCGTTAAAATACAATGGATTTGTAATTAATTTGAAGATGCTTTCATCTACAAGAGAACTAACCATTTCTTTGTATTCTTTTTCTTTTTTAGGCACACCATCGACAAAATAATCTGTCGTGTGGCCTGTTAAGGTAACTTCACCACCACGAGGGGAAGAGTACTTTTCACGATAGACGCGTTTAAGCTCAACAGTACCACCTTCATCTAATGTAAAGGTTCCTGTTACTTCGTGATTGACTTTATGGATAGGTTCACCACCATCCAATGTTTTGATTTCAAAATCAGCCCTATCCAGGCTATCTTTGCCAAATAGCAACCAACACACTGAGTCAAATACAGTCGTTTTGCCGGTGGCATTATCGCCACGGATTACAACATCGCCGTTTAAATCTAACGTAAAGGAAGTTAATCCTTTGAAGTTAAGTAGTTCTAATTTTGTGAGTTTCATATCATTCTCCTATACAACAGTGGCATCCACATCGATGGTGTGCGGCTCAATCTGCAATTGATTAGCCCATTGCATAACTGTCGAGTGAATTTTATTATTTTGTTTTAGCTGCGTATTCGCAAATAACTTCGCTTGCACTAAATGGTTGAATTTGGGTTGTCCTTTTCTTATCTTTTCCCCTGTGGCCAGTTCTAAGCAGGCCACAGGATTCATGTCATCATCAGTGACAACTACAATCGCCGTCTGTCCTTGCATGACACGACCACGATAAGAGCCCACACAATTTTTTAATTGTTTTCCAACCGTCATCAAATCAGCTGCAGTCTTAGGAACCATGAAGTGCATTCCGTTCACGTCAGCCTGTAATTGAGGTTGAGCAGGCAGTATTACATCTCCGTACTCTTGCTTATTAAACAAATTGATAAGTTCATCGTGGAACTGTTTTAGCTTGAATCGCTTTTCCCATAAAACATCCTGGTATTTTGGTCCTAGTTTTACGTACATATCAACGCAATCTGCTATATCACGGATATCCTCACCAAGTAACCACCGCAATATAGCAGGTTCATCGAAGCGTTCGATTAGTTTTTGCCACATATCCCTAGAATGAGGTGTATTTAGCTTCATAGCCTTACGAAAATCGTTAGCGTTATGAAGCTTACCAGTATATGGGCAAGCACTTTCATAGCTGCGTTGTAGTGTAAGAATAGTACGTCTGCAGTTTTCGTCGCTGAAAAGATTGAGGATATCAGACATATATACGCTTAACGGATCATCAACCATACACTTTCGTAATGCCCTGCTATTAGGTGATTTATACGACTGTCTAAGCGCCGCTTGAAAGTTCATCCCCTTTCTTGTAGCTGTTAACACATCCTCTTCGAAGGGGATGTGTGTGTATCGATATAAGCTATAAGCATTGGTCCAATATACATACTGTCTCATTAGACTCACAATGCCAGGCATATCTGGCGCCGATAATTTCAAAATCATGTTAAGTAACATTGTGAAATGATAGCCGTTTTCTTCAGTGGCGCTAGGTGACACATATATATCCTTAGCCCCATAGCCATATGTTTCTTTCAATCGTTTTTCAAACATAACTCTTAAAGCTTTAAATGTTTTATTTAAAAACTTTCGATTAAAGTCTGTCATGGCATATGAATCACCAAAGAATTTAAGCACAGGCATAATCTCGTTCTCACGAATATAATCAACAGTGAGTTCGTGGCGAACTCTAAATCTATCAATGTATGTAGCTTTACGTTTTTTAAAGTCGAATCGCAATGTTTCCGTGCACATTCCGTGGTCATTTTTTCTACCATCAAAGAAAAGCTGTATACCTTGGTATCTAATCTTTAAATCTAAAAAATATTTATAGTTGATAACTTCTACATAGGCTGTCACAGGATATACTTTCTCATCATTAATGGAATAGCAAATCTTATGATCGTAGGGATTGGATGATAGATGGCAGTTTGGACAAGTATAATATTTAGCACCAGTTACATATCCATTGTGATAGGAATACTTACGCTGCCAGCTACCGCCAAATGTAAATCCACAATCGAGATGGCAAATAGTTGTATACTCCGCACCGTAAGGAGCCTCTAGGATTACGCTATCGAACATTTTGTGAATATAGGTGCTGGATACAATCTCCACAGTGAATTCCCCCTTTAATCACCAAACATAGCGAATAGATCTTCTGTTTCCTTCTCTTCAACAGATGCAGCTTCTACCGCTGGTGCTGGTTCTTCTTTAGGTTTAGACTTTTTAGTCGTAGCCTTTGTTTTCTTGCTTTTAGTTTCAGCTTTCTCCGCCTCAGGCTCTGCCTTTTGTTTCTTAGTAGGTTCTACGATTTCATAAGCTTTTACAATCGCATTGGATGCTTTCATGACATCCTCTGTATATGCGATACCCACCTGGTACTCTTCAGCGTTAC